CACAAGATACAGTAGAACAAATCCACGAAGAAGCAAAACATATGACCTCAAAAGAATTAGAAGAGAATGCACATCGTCTGTTTACCAGATTTATGAAGTCTCTATAAGCGAGTAATATAGTTTTATAAATAACATTACATACAAAAGTGAAATTCATTTCAAAGGAGAAAACTATGTCAGAGATAGAATTAAATCAGCTAGACGAACTTAAAGCCGATGGCGAAGATTCATCTACTAATGATCCAGTAACAGCCGCTGGCGGACCAGTAAAGAAGCGTAAAGCAGATGCTAATAGTTCAGCCGAAAAAGCAGATACTATGGACATGAATACGCCACAAGGTACTGCTGGCAAAAAAGCACCTGCACGTCTTGCAGACAAGGGCGGCATGAAAGAATCAGTTGAAGAAATGTTTGCTGGTGCAGACCTTTCAGAAGATTTTAAAGAGAAGGCGACAGTAGTTTTTGAAGCTGCTGTGAATGCAAAGCTATATGAAGAAGTTGCTCGTATTGAGGAACAGTTTGAGACTAAACTTGACGAACAGGTTGAACTAGCCATTTCGGACATCGTAGAAAAAGTAGACGATTATCTTGACTATGTAGTTGAACAGTGGATGGAAGATAACAAAATTGCTATCGAACGTGGTATCCGTGGTGAAATTGCAGAATCATTCCTTGAAGGTCTGAAAGACCTATTCATTGAGCATAACGTCAATCTTCCAGAAGAAGAAGTAGATGTTGTTGCTGATATCGTTGACCAGCTAGAAGAAACAGAAGCAAAACTTAATGCTGCTATTAATGAATCTATTGAGTTGAAAAAGGCTCTTACAGAATCAAAGAAAGCTGAAATCCTAGAATCGTACACAAAAGACCTAACAGAAACACAGGCTGAAAAGTTTCTTGCCTTGACTGAAGGTGTTGACTATACCGATCTAGCAGATTTGAAGCGCAAAGTTAAAATCATCAGTGAACAATATTTCGGTTCGAAGTCTATCCTAACCGAAGCTATGGGCGATATTGATCCTATTGAAGATGCTAAACCAGTTCGCCATATTGACTCTACCATGGCAGCATATACACAAGCAATCACAAAAACCCTTAGAAAATAAGAATACTATAAATAATTGAGTAACATTCCAAAAGGAGAAACTAAATGTCTATCGAATCTTTAAACGAAAAGTGGGCGCCAGTTCTAGATCACGCTGATCTAAACGGCATCGCCGACTATCACCGCCGTGCAGTTACTGCACAGCTTCTAGAAAACACTGAGAAAGCGCTTCAGGAAAGCGGTTCTTGGGGAACAACTTCACTATTGAACGAAACAACAAACGTGTCTGCTGACATGGGTGGTGTTAATAAGGGCTACGATCCAGTTCTTATCTCACTTGTTCGCCGTTCAATGCCTAACCTAGTTGCATACGACATTGCTGGTGTTCAGCCAATGACCGGTCCGACTGGCTTGATCTTCGCTATGCGTTCTAAGTATGCAGTAACTCCTGCTAACACAGACACATGGACTGAAGCGTTCTACAACGAAGCCGACAACGACTTCTCAGGTCTTGCTGCTACACAAATGGCTGGCACAACAGGTACTGCAAACACTGCTAACTCAGGCGTTGGTATCTCTACATCAGCTATGGAAGCAAATACCTCTTTCAAAGAAATGGGCTTCTCAATTGAAAAAGTTTCTGTAACTGCAAAGTCACGCGCTTTGAAAGCAGAATACACAACTGAGCTTGCACAAGACTTGAAAGCAATTCACGGCCTAGACGCTGAGACAGAACTTTCAAACATCTTGACTTCTGAAATTCTTGCAGAAATCAACCGTGAAGTTATCCGCACAGTATACACAACTGCTGTCCGTGGTGCTAACACTGGTACGACAACTGCTGGTACTTTCGACCTTGACGTTGACTCAAATGGTCGTTGGTCAGTAGAGAAGTTCAAGGGTCTTATGTTCCAAATTGAGCGTGAAGCGAATGCTATTTCTAAAGGCACTCGTCGTGGTAAAGGTAACATCATCCTTTGTTCATCAGATGTTGCATCTGCATTGTCAATGGCTGGCGTTCTTGACTACACACCTGCGCTTAACAGCAACAACTTGAATGTTGACGATACAGGCAACACTTTTGCGGGTGTGCTAAATGGTCGCTTCCGTGTTTACATCGACCCATATTCAGCTGGTGATTATGCAGTTGTTGGCTACAAAGGCTCAAACGCTTTTGACGCTGGCTTGTTCTACTGCCCATACGTGCCGCTACAAATGGTTCGTGCTGTTGGTGAAGATAGCTTCCAACCAAAAATTGGCTTTAAGACACGTTACGGCATGGTTTCAAACCCATTCGCTGACGGTACCGCTGCTTCTACTCAGGGCGCGCTTACTGCTGCTACAAACCAATACTACCGCAGAATGCTTATCACAAACATTCTATAATAAGAATTGTGATAGCAAAACAAGAGGCAGCCTTCGGGCTGCCTTTTTTTGTGCATATAAATAGTAGACAGAAAGATTAGGGAATTATTATGACACAACAAAACTTTTTATCGCAGAATGGCTTTAGATTTAATGTGAAGCGTTTGCCCAATATTTCTTTCTTTGTGCAAAGCGTAAACATCCCCGGCGTCACAATGAGTGCAGACGAAACACCGACGCCTTTCAATACAATGTATAGAGTTGGCGACAGACTCACTTGGGACGATTTAACACTTACAATTCGATCAGACGAAGACTTAGAAGCGTTTAGTGAAATCTATAACTGGATGGTTGCCGCAACGAAGTCAGCTGGATTTGCAGGTTATCAGACATTAGTTGATAGTGACGATGGTGTATACTCAGACGCAACACTTACTATATTGAATAGTAAGAAAAATTCAAACAAAATCCTGACATTTCGAGACATGTTTCCTATTACACTTGGCGCAATAAACATGGATGTCACAACGTCCGATATAACGTATTCAACATTTGATGTTACATTTAAATATAATACTTACACACTAGGATCATTATAAGGTTGACAAACTTGTTTTATCGTGTTACACTTTAAAATAAACCTTATGGAGTTTACAGTGAACGTAGAAGAAATATATTCAGAATGGGCAAAAGACGGTGCGATTGATCAAGCAGATATCTCCAGAACCGCGTCTGATATTCCAAAGTTACACAACAAATATTACAGATATTATATAGAAGAAGGCTTCAAGTTAAAGAAGCAACGAGCCGAATACAAAGTTCTGATTAAGCTGAAAAACGATTACTACCGTGGCGACATGGACAGCGCAGAACTAAAAGAACATGGATGGCCACCTCAAGCACTGCGTATTCTCAAAGCAGATATTCCGACATACTTAGATGCTGACAAAGATGTTATAGAAGCATCCCTCAAGATTGGTATTCAAGAATCGAAGGTCGAGTATCTGGAATCAATAATCAAACAAATCAACAACAGAAACTTTATCTTATCGAACATCATAAATTGGGAGAAATTCCGAACAGGAGCATAATGGAACTTGTGAGTATTGAAAAAGTGAACGAAGTATACATCCGAGTTCGCACCGAATCAGGCATAAAAATGGAACTGTCAAAGCACTTCGAGTTTGAAGTGCCTGGCGCTAAGTTCTCACCCGCGTACCGCAACAAGGTATGGGATGGCAAGATTCGTCTTTTCAATACTATGACAGGCTTGATATACGCTGGACTTCTACCTCACATACTGAAGTTCTGCGATACTCGCCAATACGAATGTGAAGTTGACGCTGCATTGAAGCCCGACGAAACTGTCCAAGACACTGCTGGTTATGATCTTGCAAAAGAGTTTGATTCGATTTACGCACCAAGAGACTATCAGAACAACGCAATTGTCCATGCACTCAAAAACAATCGGTCGTTGCTTCTGTCTCCTACAGCATCGGGTAAGTCGTTCATCATCTATCTGCTATCTAGGTTCCACGCAGAACAAGGCAGAAAAGTTCTGATTGTTGTTCCAACTGTATCTCTTGTCACACAGATGTCCGCCGACTTCGTGGAATACAACAAAGGTAGACCTCTGAAAATACACAAAATCATGGGTGGTGTTGAAAAGAATGTTGACGCTGAATACACAATCACAACTTGGCAGTCCGTCTTCAAAGAAAAGAAAGACTGGTTCAACAAGTTCGATATGGTCGTGGTTGATGAAGCCCACCTCGCAAAGGCAAAGTCGATTACGGGCATCATGGAAAAAATGCCTGACTGCAAATACAGATATGGACTGACTGGAACCCTTGACGGCACACAGACACACAAACTTGTCCTTGAAGGGCTGTTTGGCAAAGTATTTGATGTTGTGAAGACTAAGACCCTCATTGACGATAAGACACTTGCTGAATTTAAAATCAAAGCGATTGTTCTGGGTTATCCAGACGCTATCAAGAAACAAAACACTGGCAAAGAATACCAAGAAGAAATAGACTGGATCGTAAGAAACGATAGTCGGAACAGTTTCATTCGCAATCTTGCATGGAGTTTACCAGGTAACACTCTCATTCTCTTTCAGTTTGTAGAGAAGCATGGCAAACTTTTACATCCCATGTTAGAAAAAGAAGGCAAAGCAGTCCACTTCATTCATGGCGAAGTGAAAGCAGAAGATCGGGAAAATGTTCGACACTTGACAGAAGCGACAGACAACAACATTAT